GGAGGGAAGCCCGTTGTGTCAGGGGCGCAAAAGGTGCACTCAATGCGTTGTCCACCGCTTTACCATTTTCATGGGCAGATTCCCACACTGCAACACATATCAATATGTCCAATTACGACTACTTTCTTTTGTTTGAACTCTCCGCACCACCAATTATAACAGATCTCTAAACAGCAGTCCTCTGAGTAGTAACGATCCCCGTTTTTTTTCCAAGCTACAGGAGGTGGAAATCTTCGGCACTGCCCCCAAAGAGGATACTCTTCGTCTGTACCTTCGTCGGCTATTTCCGTGCATACCCACCACTCGCAATTCTCACACTTTCGTTCCATCACTCCCCTCCGTTTAAGTTTTTTCTCATCTGCAACTTGCTCACTGCCTCACTCGCATACAAAACCGCCCGTCCGTATCGCTGCCAGTCCTTTCCCTGCATGAGCACAGGCTCCGCGACGTACTCTTTGCCTCCCTGCTCCTGAGTAAACCCTTGTCGAAGTCGTAGGAGCTGCGGTCGGCTGTATCCAGTGAGGCGGATTACCTCCGCCTCGGTGATTGTAAAAGCCATTATTCAGTTATCCTCCCCTCTCGTCTGAGAGAGGGGTTTTTTAAAATCGTGATACCAGTCGTCCGTTGTCGGTATCTCCCCTGCTTCGAGACGAGCCTGCATTGCTTTACAGACATCTAAGATTTCTTCAGCCTCTTCCTCTGAGATGTTTACTTCAATTCCATCAGCGTAATCCATCACAGCATCACTGCTGGCAAGATTTTCTGACCTGTACTCTGCTGCTGCTGAGTCCATGATTCCTTCTGCAACTATAAGACGATTGCTTTTCATGATGATCTCTCCGGTTTGGTTATGCGGGGTAAACCCGCGTTGGTTATTAAAAATTAATTTTAACCTTTGTCTGCCATTGACAATTACTTTACCGAACTCTTTAAGGATAACTTATTTATCGTTTAAAAGTTTGAAAGTTGTACCAACTGATGTCTGTAAACACCATTCTTGTCTGTTTGCAAATTCACCCCACCAATCCTCTCCATCGAATCTTTTCAGAATAGCTACGTTGCCTGCATCAAAGAAGTATGCTGGTTCAGGTGTGGATAAAATTACAACCCTATCTCCTTGTTCAAACTGTGTCATTTTTGTTTTTAAGATTTAGAACGTTTCAGTAAGAGAAATATTTTTCTGTCAGTGGGCCTAACGTTACTAATTTAATTGCTGGTGGTGTTCTTCCCTCAATTTTTTCTAATGCGCGGCGAAACTCCCGTGCTTTCTTTTTACCAGCAAATATCGTTTTTGCCGCTATAAAGCCGTTGGCTTGCTTGCCATCTGAAAATTCAATATTTACTAAACGCTCTCCGGCTGTTTCAGCAAACATGCTACGCTGACAATGAGCAAATCCACTCGTGTTTATTTTCATTGTAGTCCTTATTTAACGGTTAAATAAATGTGCCAGTTCTTCAATCTGCATTCTGTGATATATACTCCTCATTAATAGCTTTGCACTCGTCCCGATAGTTTGCGAAAATCGCCTTGCATATTGTTGTTGGTTCACCGCTGCGATTGTCAATCCACCATTTTGCAGATGCTTCAAGATTGAGTATTTTGCAAGCAATCCCCGCATCAACGATGATGTTGCGCGCGATAATCGTCTCGTATGCTTTTTGCCTGATAGATGTTGCCCATGCAACTTGCTTATCACTACCAGTCAACGGCGTAAACCCAATCTTACCAACCAGATCCAAGGCACGATCATTTTCCTGCTGGCACTCTGTCTCTTTTTGTGCACGATAGCAATCAGGGCAAAGAGTGCGCTCAAACCATTCTATTTTTTTGTCTCTTTCGGTGTGATGACCAAAAAGCTGGACTGTCTGAGTGTGTCCGCAGGAGTGTGTTACTTGATACTTTGCCATTTTGATTCTCCGGTTTATTGTTGTTTGTCATACCCACTGATTAAATATGCACATTATTTACTTATGAAACAAATAGAATCATAAATAAATATAAAATAATCGCACAAAACGAAAAATAGTTTGTTAAAAGTAGCGTAATAAAAAAGCCCTGACTATGCAGGGCTGATTGTTGGTAGTGGCAGCTACTCTTCGGCATCTCCTACACTGGGAGCAAGTACGCACCGGCAATTTGGATGCTGTGGCGGTTCGGTCGCCCCGCTTGAAAACTCATCTCCGATCTCTCTGATTTCGAGATTGTTCATTTCGCACTCTTCAGAAACCAAGTCATCATCCGCTGTCAGCCATTGCACTTTGACATCAAGCCCGGCGCCTTTCGCTTCGGAGTATGCTGCGATGTTCCCCTGCGTGTCTGCAAATGCTGTTTCTGTCCTGGCTATCATCATTGCCCGGCTTTCGGAAAAACCGGTATTCTCCACGATGGAGTCTCTCAATTTCTGGTTACTCCATCCCTCCGAAATTGCCCCCTCAACGTCTTTATAGATCATGTCTCGGGTAGATTCGGCGATGCTCCACTCCGCATTAGGATTAACAACCAGCTCCCCATCAAGCCATTTCATACCCACCAGTTCGGCTGCTCGGTCTGCCGCCCACTCCTCAGCACGCTCATTCGCGAGCTTTGTCGCGTCTTTTTCGGTAAAAGCAATCTGCTTCATCGCATCCTTAACGCCCTGTGCGGCTGTCGCTGCAAGAAGCTCTTCGATGTCCGGCACGATATCAGACCAATCAAGATCAAGCTGATCAAGAAGCTCCTTAACTCGGTCATCTTCCTCAGCCTTACTCATTGCTTCATAGAGCTTCACGACTTGCGCCGATACATCCTTTCCTTTCGTCTTCAGGTATCTGGCAACAAAAAGCTTTAGCCTTGCTTCGAGTTTCAGTATCGCGGGCCGGTCACGGTCAAGCGGTGCGATTGTAGTCCGGGCTTTTTTTTTTGAAGACTCGATTTGAACTTTTTCAGTTTTGCTTTATCAAATTTGTCAACCCCAACTTCCTTCGCAAAAGATGAGTCAAATAGAATGAAACCGTCTTGCGTTTCCACGCCGGTTATCCCTTGCGGCTCTAACACTTGATCATAAATCACTTGCACAAGATCGGGAGCGTCCCATATTTGAGCAGAATTCACGATATCAGATGGGTTTAATTCAGAAGCTAAACTTTGCGCTGCCTCTTCAGGCGCTTCTGCGTCCGGCTGGTATTCCGACATCAAGTCCTCATGTTCCGCCAAGGCCGCGGCTACTTGGTCTTGGAATTCTTGACTTGACGCCTGCACTATTGTCCCTGCAGGTAAGTCGCCTGTTGATACTGTATAGTGATTATCGCCATAACTGCTGCTGGCCTCCTCATCTGATGCAAACATTGTATATCCCATCCCAGTATCAACATCACCATTCGTATATCGGTGGTAAGTCTCACCACTCCCTGCTCCCCCCGCAAAACGCCCTTTATCATCACGGACAATCTTGCCTTCATCAAACTTTTTAAGTTTTGCCGTAGGCTCCTTGACCGTTGCGTCCGGCGGTAATGGTTCATCTGGCGCTGGCTTCGATCCGTTGTCTATTTGCCCTGCGAGCTGTGGTTGCGGCGCTGGTTTGCGCTCTTCAAGCTCTTGCGGAGTCAGTGGGTCAAGACCTCTATTAATCCTGACCTCGTTGACGTCCAGCACTCCCGTGCTGATGTCAATCTGATCTGATTGAGAGTTCTGAAGCTTGATCGCGGCCTCTTGTGCGAGATCAGGATCTTTGCTGTCAGTAAATATCATTACCACATCCGTATATCCGAAATATTTGATAATGATGTAATCTACCAAAGATTTAACCCACTGCAATATAGGCAATAAACCCTCTGACACAGCTTGATCAACGGCAGTCCCCGCTGTGGCCCTGTTCATCTGCTTAATAAACGCCATGTTCGGGACGCTGAAAGCATAGCAGACAATACGAGCAATCCATTCATCAAACTCATCTTTAAGCAGCCCCTCTTTTGTGTTAATAGGAGTCATGCCGCCCGGCACAAATTTTGCTTTTCTGCGCTCGCCCGTGTTGCCTCCCATCACCTCATCCCAATAGCCCTGCATCATCCGTACCTGATCCGGTGTCCAGTCTGTAGGGCAGGCAAGCATCATATCGGGGACGCTTCCCTCTGTATAAAACTGCAACTGTGAGAGCTGGCGGCGCAATGCGATGTTTACCGTCATCATGATCTGCTCGACCGGAGAAAATCCATACAGCTTGTTGGTGCGTTTGTTTCTCGGCTTGTAAATCAACTCATCACGTGTAAAATTGCCGGCAGGGACCCCTTTAAGGATTTGCTGGTATGCGGGCTGCGGTGGTATCGGCGTGCGTCCTGAAAGGTCAATCTTACGGGATATCGTCGCCCCATCAATCGGCTCAAGAGTATACAACTTGCCACCTTTTGTGAGTAACGGATATATCGCTGGAGCATCAATGACAAGTAAATCTTCCAGCAACATTCTCAACCATTCAGCCCAAGTATGCTCTTTGTCGGGAAGTTCAAGAAAATCTTGCACTTCCTTGCATCTCGCATCAGGTTCAATGCCGTCTTTTTTCGGCACGATCTCGATTTCAAGCGCACACACCAAATCCTTTCTTGTCTCAATCACAAGCCGGAGGATATCGAGATTGTCAGCAAGAGCGCGGAGCTGATCAAACGTCACTGGCTCATACGCGCGTGGCTTGATGTTGACGTTATAGCCTACAGGGTAATCAAACGCCCTGCCTTTCACGTCTGCGGGTGTTGAGACCTGTAAAGGTTGCATTGGAGCCATCCATGCGCTTCCCTGTTCTACTGGCACTGCTTGAGGTGCTGGTTCGACGTTGTTATTCCCAGTATTCACAAACTGACCGCCCCGGATAGCTGTTTGCAACATCGCCTCACTGATCGGTGTTTTTATTCCTTCTGGCATGATTTAAAGTTTAAGTGTGTCAAATCTCATTGCCTACCCCGCTTTGCGCTCTTCTCTCAGTTTTTCCGCTTCTTGCCGGTAATACTCAAGCATACCGGTGGAGTTTATACCCAACGCCAGTTCGTTAAATGCGTCTGACGAAGCATCGACCTGGTCATCATGCCCAGCACCGGACCCATCAAAACTTTCAAGTTCAGAAAGATAAGCATCATTCCACGGGCCTCTCAGTAGCTTCACATTTCCACCTTGGACTTGAGATGAAAAAGGTGTTGCTCTTACGGTCTTACTGCCTGATACCGGATTAGTTTTAATCGTGTATCCTGCGAAATCCTGCACATACGCCCTGACCTGCGTCTTCCCTGCCTGTCCAGGGTCTTGTGGCACAAGAACGGGAATACCGAACCCGTCCGATGAAGCGATATTTTTGATGCCGCTCATGACCTTTGAGGCATCAACCCTGAACCGGTCGACATGCTCAACATAGTAAACTTTATCGATCACTGACATTTTTACGCCTGCTGTCCAGTCTGGATCATCAGCTTCTTTTCTCTTTTCAGTTCCGGCCAGATCCCACGCCCTGACGGTTTTCGTTATTTTCCCTGTCGGAAGCACATCTACAATCTCAAATTCTGACCGTTTGAAATAACTACCAGCCGACGGCCTGATGTTCCAGTTTCCCTTCTTCAGCCTTTCCCGCTCTACCCTTGGTAGCGCATCAAGGTTTGCAAGGTACTTCGGGTCGAGGTTAAGCAGAATCAGATTGTCTTCAATCGATGAAGCGATAAAAGTAAAACTCAACGGCAGACTGTTTGGGTACTCATCAATCAACTCTTGTTTTGTGTCCGCAAAGACTGCTGCATCATCGACAACAATAAGCCACCGGATAACGCCAGAGCGATCAGGTATTGCATATCCATCACTGTCCAGATACCAATCGACCCATTTACGTGCGAAATGGTCAGGGTCGGGGTTAAGTGTTGCCCGGATCTTTGTATCTACCCCGGACGTTGACCGGTTACGCGACAGCATGTAACTGAACTGCGCCCAAGTGAAATGGGTAAGCTCATCGAATCCGAGGTATACGATCTGTGAACCCTGCCAGTCGAATCGGTTTTTTTCGTACTCCATGTGAGCAAACCCAACACGGCCGCCAGGTGGAAACGTAAAGGTAAGTGCTGACTGGTTCGGCTTGGCTCCTACAAGAGAGTATACAGTACTTGCTGTATCCCATAAGCCGCCCTCACTGGTAACCTGCTTTGTTGTGCGACGAAAAATAACTGCGCCATACTTCGGGTTACTCACATCCCTCGATGCATCCAAAAGCAAAGCATAAGACTTGCCTCCTCCAGCTGCTCCACCGTAAAAGGCGATATCAGCACTGCATGAAACAAAGCGTTCTTGTGGTCCTTCCTGTGGTGTGAACTTTAACATGGCTTTGGGTCTTTGGCAGGCAATACTATAACGCCTGCGTAGAGGTCTTTACCATCCTTACCAGTCATCTCAACACCCTTTACGTCACGCCATCTTTGAGGGTTACGGTTCTTTAACCAAAATATTTGGGCGGTCACATCAGGCACTACTTCCTTAATTGTTTCAGTTGTCGATTTAACCAGTACCACACCGTTATCAAGATTCTCTATTTCTCGTTTTGTCTCCGTGTAGGTATACCCCAAAGCCCTTTTAAGCAGCGCACTCTCAACCTCGAAATCAATAGGCGCTTTACCTCTTTTTAAGGCTGCCAGAAACTCCGGATACTGCTTTTTGTATTGCTCAAAAGTTGTGATTGATACCCCAAGTTTTTTGGCGATATCAGACTCGATCATACCTTCTCGGGCATGCATCTCAGCTAACGCCGGAAACTCATCTGTGTACTTCTTTTTTGCCATACCTTACTGTACAAAATCCCCCTCCGGTCAAGGAAGGGCGTTATTTTCCGTATCTCTTTGTCCAGATATCCTCACACAGATCTCTGAACTCTTTCTTCCGCTGGATCACTACGGACACTTTACACACAACCTCGTCCCGCGTGTCTCCCTCGATGCCAAACCCCTTGATCTTGTCGCATCCCGCCCAATCAGCCACCCACTTTACCTTTTTACCTTTTTCTTTGTACGACGGATGGTTTACTTTTTGGACGATGACGTTTTCACCATCAATCTTTACGACTTCAGCAGGTTCTGCCTCTGGTTTGGCGTTTGATAACCGATCACGCCTTTTCTTTTTCGTCGCCGTCTTTGCCGAGGGCCTGTGTAGTGCGGTCATAGTCGAGATCTGAATGTGGATCGGTTATGAAATGGTGAAAGTGCCCGGCTGCGCTCTATTTTCGCAGTCAGAGCCTTGTTTCTGGTGTTCCTGCTTGATTGTCAGTTTATTGCTCATCAGAAAGGAAGATCATCTTTCTCACACTGCGACCCCTGAGCCACTGGCGGAGCATACTGGCGATCTTCCTGCCCTCCATTAGGCTTTCCATCAAGCATCTGCATTTCGCTGATAACGACCTCTGTTGTGTACTGCTTGACATCGTCTTTCAGCCATGAGCGAGTCTGCAGCTTCCCCTCAACGTATACCTGTGACCCTTTGCGCAGGTACTGAGCGCAGATATCAGCCAGCTTTCCCCATGCGACCACTCGATGCCATTCCGTTTTTTCCTGCCACTGGTCTTGCTTATCCTTGTACTTATCTGACGTGGCGATTGTAAAGTTAGCCACTGTTGTTGTTCCTGCCTGCCTACTTTCCGGATCCCCGCCAAGTCTGCCCAAGAGAATTACCTTGTTCACGCCTTTTGCCATGGTTGTTTTTAGTTTTTGATTATTCCGAGAACAACTTCTTTAAACTCTTCAAGAGTCCTGCATAAGGAATACTGGAACCCTTGCTTCTCGATCGTCTTTTGCCACATCTTCTGTTCTTTGCTCTGCCTCCCATCACCATCCTTAAGCTCAATCATCACGGCCTCTCCGTGATAGTAAAATGTAAAATCAGCCCTCCCAGCCTGCACACCTTTTGATCGGTTTCTCGCCCCATCAATCCCGTTCCGGCTGTTGTTAAGATTATAGCACAACAGCCCTCGGAGCTCTGGGAAACTGTTATGGAACCACACGTAACAGTCTTGATGTATACGTCCTTCGTTCTTATCCATCACTAAAAGACGTTTATTGTTGAAAACCATGGACAACCCCAGGCACTGCATCATCATCACCAAACGGCTCTCTTGCCGATTCATACCCAGCTTCTTTCGCCTCCTTTCCTTTTCGACCGTACCACTTATCCCAACTTGATTCAATCCCCAGATACCGGTTCCCGTTCGTCATCGCCCAACCCTTTTTATAGCCCTTCAGATGCTCGTAGTCGACAAAGTCTTTCATTGACTTAAAACGATGCAATACGAACCCGATCTTCCACTCACGGGCTCGCCTGATAGCTTCCAGCTCCTCTACGCTTGCCGTTTCAGAAAAACGCATCACTTCCGACGGGGTCATCTCCTTAAGCTTGATGATCATCTTCTCATCTGCCTCCATTTCCTTTTCCCAACCGCAGAACTGGCACTTTCTTGCTCTCGCAGGGAGAAGCGCTTTGCATGACGGGCAAACCGACATAACCATTTCTCCGGCCTTCTTGCTTTTCTTTTTGGTCTTTATATCGAGTGACCATTTACGGGGATTTCTCCAAAACCCATGGCGCTGGACATTCTGGCCAAAATCGAGGATGATGAAAAATTCCTTTCCAGGGAACGTCCGGCTCCCGCGCCCGCACATTTGCAGGTAGAGCGGAAGACTCATTGTTGCTCTGTAAAGGAT